GAATTTCTCATAATCATAATCCATCGCCTGTAGAGTTTCTTCCCTCCAAGCTTCGTCGCGGCCAGGAACGTCATCCCAATTAACCCTAACAAACTGATAGCCGTTAGTCCCTTCTTTCGCACCTTCGCACGTTTTGTAGAAGTGGTTTAATCCATTTGGCGTTGACGTCAACAGTATTTTAGTGGTGTTACCAGAAGATATTGTAGGAAATACCGAAGCAAAAAACTCATCCCAATTTTCAACAAACGCAGTCTCATCAATGTATAGAAAGGAAACGGATTTACCACGAATTGCCGATGACGATGTTGCCGCCGCAATAATTTTACAACCGTTTTCAAACTGAACTGATCCCTTGTTCCACTCAACCACACCTTGTTGCATCCAAACTGGCAGGGCTTCGTATGCTATTTTGATTCGGTCAAGAATCTCTCTAGCCGCCTCGCCCTTGTTGGCGAGAAGGGCAACAGTCTTGTGTTCGTTGAATAATATGAATTGGAGTATCACCGCGACTGCTGTTGTGGTCTTTCCAGCCTGCCGAGAAGTTACTACTGCAGCTCGTCTATTATTTGTAATCTTCTCAATAATTTCCCGCTGATAATCGTACAGGCGCATGGGTATCAATCCATGGTCAACATGTACTATCTGGAGATAATTTTCAGCAAAGTATATTGGGTCTCTAGAACATCTTACAAATTCCTTGACCTGATCGTGCGTCCACTGTATTTGGACGCCCTTTCGTTTGAGAAGCTGATTACCATTGTAGGTTTTACTAGCCAATTTCAACGACGCCTTCAGCAATCAAACGTTCGCGGTTCGCCAAATGCTGCGCGTCGACATCGTCTTTGCTTCCGCCGAAGTAAGGAACTGCATGGCCGCGTTCAACAAGAATTTCGGTAGCGCCTTTCCAAGTGCCGGTATCTGTATCATACACATCAAAGTCGCCGAGGATTCGGCCAAATTTACCCTTCTTATCCTCTCCGTCTTTGGCGATCTGCGTTCTCAATACTGCTGTCTTGCCGAGCAGTTCTTTTAGTGCTTGCTTTGCCGCAAGGCCAAATTTCTTCTCAACCTTATCTCGCGTGCGCGACTCAGGCGTATCAATCCCCATCATTCGCACTCGCTCTTTGCGGAGCCAAACACCAAAGCCAAGGTCGATATTCACGTCAACAGTATCGCCGTCAACAACTCTAACAATTTCCACTTTATAATCATACATCTTTTTCACCATTAATCAATTTCTGTAAATCATTAGTACTGCCGACAAATAATGCGTTAGTGATACCGATTTGAGATTGGGGTTCCGCGCTTTCTTCTTGTCGCAATTCTTTCACTTTCTTTTGGATGTCGAGTAGGTCTTTGTTTGCTTCGACTAATGTCTTGGTGAGCTGTGAGACTACTTCGAACGCCCTTGGATGCTCACTAGCCTTCGCTAAATGCAAAAGGTTATCAAGGGCGAAGGTGCCCTTCTCTATAACATCGTATAAATTATCTCTCGCAAACTTATAGTCTTGTGATATGTCGTCGGGCAAACCTTCCACCCTTTCTTCAATAATAGAGCGAACCAATGATTTAGGCTCGTCGTCAACTAATTCAGATTCAACATCAAATATATTATTCAGATTGTCCGTCACAATATTTTTCATAATTAGTGCTCATGGTTTTCTGTTCCGTCAAAATAATCAACGCTATCGAACGCAAATCCATAACTGGTATTTGCTCCGATGCTCTGGGTGTCTACACTCAAATCAGGATTTGTTGTCGGCGAGCCATTTGCTAGCAGGCCAGGAGTGAGGATAATTTTCTTATTCGGCCCTTCGTCGTTGCTCGGGGTGAATGTGCCGTCAACGTCACTAGGAATACCAAGATCAACAACAGTTCTTTTAATAACACCCTTATTCGACACTGGCCCAAATATGTATCCTTTCACTACAAACTGAAAAGTGTAGATGATAGCTCTTCTAGTCTGGAAGTCAGCCTCGTAGGTGTCCTCAATACTCATTCCACTAAGCACTGTCGGGACGTCAAAATATTGGCCAGTTTCCGGAATCAACTTCAAACTGTGCGTGAACTCTGGTCTAAAATATGGCAATATTTGCTCAACTACTTGTATCGCATCTTCATTATTGGCGAACATAGCAGACAATGTGATGCTTATGTCATAAGGAACTGGCGTAAACTGCGAAGACAACGAAGACGCTGTCGAACCGACAGACGTATTTCTCTGAAGCTTATTCAAAGACCTTGTTGGTGCATAAGACATATCGGTGACTTCAAACGACATTCTCGGCAACTGAGTTGCGACTGGTCTGTCTAAGCCTGGGTCTTGCCGCATTCTCGCAAGAAACTTTTCTTTCGGGCCATAGGCAATAGGGACGCGAATTGATTGTATCCTATCTCCGGATTTGTCATAACGCGAAATGTCAATATCGTTGAACATTGAACCGAACATTATAATGTACTTCCGGATAACACCGTGATTGTATGACGCTCCAAACATTACCAATTACCTCCTTCACTGAATGGATTGCCTTCGCTGAAGTCTATGAAGTCAATAGAGCTTGCGCTGAATTGCTCATTATTAGCAGCTTTATCTGTGTCTTCAACTCTGTATGTTCCACTATCTTGAGCTAGGTAGTAGTTGTCTTCAGTAAGAAGTTCTTCGCCGGATTCGGTGAGAATCTGAGACTGAGACATATCCCCAGAGTAAACAGTCTCAATAGAATCGATTTCAGAAATCCCTGTATCGAATCTTTCGTGGCTGTATTCATAGAGTTCGCATCGAAGATCATAAGTTTGCAACGAACCCATCTGATAAAATATGGATTCGTGTTCAACGAATTTCACTTCAAATATCTTATTATTTAGGGGGAAGTATATCAAATCGCCCTCTGACGGACGCCCTATTCCTTCTGTGGTGTCGCTGATGGTCAGCTCTTCACTAAACCTTCTCCTAGAAACAGTAAGAACCATCTCGTCTCGGATTTCTATGTTGAACTTAGAAAGAAAATCACCCTCGCCCTCAAACCCGTCAACCGATTTGATGTACATTTCCAACAGGTAAGATGTTTTAAACTTAGAAAGCAAGTCTTCGCCGAAAAGGTCGTCCTCGGCAATTAACGTGCGCGGCATGTAGTAACAGTCAAACCCATAGATCTTTATTGATTCGATTATCAAATCTTCGATAAGGGTTTGTTCTTGACTGAATGCGAAATTATTAAAAAACAGGTTTGTTGCCATTTTATTAACCTATCATATCCATCGCTGGCATAGAGAATTTCTTCTGGACTTCTTCTTCAAGTCTCAGGATTTCTTCTTGTGCTTCTGACCATATGGTCTGGCCGTTGAATGTCACCCCACCTGGAAGCTGCATACCTTCAAATTTCTTCATGTTTTCGCCCCACTGCCGTTTGATCAAAGCTGTAGCATATTGACGGAGCCACCAATCTCCCCAAACAGAAGTATATGTATCGGGGTCTAAAACTTGATAACACTCAACAATAATATACTCTCCGACAGAAACCCTGTTCCAGTCCATATCAATATATAGTTTATCTGTATGGCGATTGAACCTCAAAGGTTGTTTGCCGACAAGTATTTCTTCAAGTAGGGATATTCTTTCCATAGAAGCGACATAATGCTGAATTCTCTCACTGGCCCAATCATGAACTTCGTTTAGAGAAATTTGGTACCGGAGGTTGAATAGGTTGTTTGCTTGTAAGCCTGTACCGATTGGAAATATGTTGATGATGCCCATAACATTTGCGGGAACGTCAACATACTTGTTTGCCTTGTCGGTTTCGGTTACTTGGTGCTTCAAGAAAGTTCTTTCGGAACCGTCATAATGATAGTCGCGATAAAACTCTAAGGCGTCGTCGATGCGGTCGTCTACTTGATCTTCATCGACATTAATTTCGACTACAGGAGCGCCGAGTCTGCGAAGGCAGTATTTTTTTAATTCGGATCTTGTGGTTGGAGTTGCCATGGTAATAGTCTCAAA